ATAGTGTAGATGCTAAAGAACAGCGTTTGAACATGTATTTTGACACCGTGTACTCTCAAGGCTTTTATGATAACATGACGTCTTTGCTCTTTTTGATTTTAGCCAAATTAGAGCTATTTGATATTGTAGCTAAGATGAACACCCATGACCACGAGACCACACTAACTTTGGTACAGGTTCATAGGTTACTAGCAGCAAATGAAGAAGACAGGCCTAAATTACTAGCTAGAATGTTGGAGACTCAAGATGATGGATATGGTATGTCCTTAACAGACATAAGTACTTGGTTGGTTGTTGATAGAATTAAAAGTTGGTACGATCAACTACCCCAAGATGTCACTCAGTCTGACGAAACCATAAGAGCAAACAACACTGAGGCTTTTCAATTTAAGTATACTATAAAGGTCTGGCACATGTACAGTTATAATGACGGACATAGTAGTAGCGGGAACGCCTTCGGAAAGCACTTTGGATTTATCAAGGGTAGATTTGCTGTACCCACACACCTATTCCACACTGCACCTGAAGTTAATGTAACACTAATAGCAGTTAACCAAATATACCCAGATACTGATATAGCTATTAGGGCTTTGGCTGATTATAAAGGAGCACTTAACCTATCAGGTTTTACAACGCGAGAAGTAGCTATATTGACAACCTTATTGCAAGGGAATACGAGGTCTACACCCTTTTTAGTAGACCAAGATATTGATTTTAGACTTGGAAGGGCGAGTATTAGAGCATTCAACGCTCCAGTTATACAAAATGGACGTGGTGAGTATACTAAACGTGAGTTACAATCAATGTTTGGTAAACTCGTACGAAACCACGAGTATATGAAGAGGCAAAACAGGCCTCTATACTACTACGGTACTGGATTGCGCAACCGGCAACTGAGACAGTGGAGTCTCACTGGTGGACCCACATTAAGCGTAGCCTACGCCTCCCCAAATTAGGATTGAGCCGAGCTTCTTTGCCTGAATTAGTTCAGGGAGAGGGCATATGTATCTCTGATGATGCACAGGACCTGGCTAATACATTGACAGGACCTGGGCAATCTGGTATCTTTCTGTCTCTTTTTATGAATACTTGTTGGTATTGGGGAGAGTTTCTTTCCATATATAACAGTGTTAATACTGAAGATCTTATGCGCAAGATGCGCTTTACGATACACACGGGGCTTGACGAGACTTACCGTGCAGATGCTCTAGTGTCTGCTATTACAGGTAAACGCATACTAAGATGTGCTTTTAATGATT